TGTCTAGAAAAACGGCAAAAACGTCTAGAAACTGCCGAAAAACGTCTAGAAACGGCCAAAAAACGTCTAGAAAAATCGCAAAAACGTCTAGAAAATTTTCTAGACACTTTTCGGCCCAAAACCGCCCCTCGACCATTATGTTAACTCCATCACATAACGCGGACAAAACTGATACCGAGCACATAACGTCGAAAGTCGAATCTGTGACGGACATAACAAAAACCAGTTTTCTAGACACTTTTGGTTTCCTCATAAGTTTCCAATGTAGTTTGTAAATTTAAATTGAAAACAAAAACGTCTAGAAAAATACCTGGCAAACAACCTCGTCACTTGTTAATACAAAACAAGTTTTGACATAAGTCAAACCATAGAACCACTCAACAACCACCACATAAGTCAGCCAGTTATTCCCACGGGAATAATCAAACTTCGTCAGTCATCCATGATAGTAAGAAACCTGACCACCGCCCTAACCCTTGCCAGACTCCACCCCAAAAACCACGTCAGGCTTCACGACGCGTCCGCTACGGCGTTTTTACCGCTGACCCTATACCACCCTACCAGTCCAGACACAAAAACCCCTCAGACGTCAAGCAGTGATGATAGTAAGAAAGTAGTTTTCCACCTCGCCTTCGGCTCGTCTGCCTCCCAAGTCGGCAGTTATTCCCGTGGGAATAACAGGCACAAAAAAGGGCGCCCGAAGGCGCCCAATGCTTGGAGAGCTTGGAGACTATATCATTTTTTAGCTCGCGCCTTCGTGGGTGCTGCCTTCGCGGCGTTGATGGCTTTGTCATAATTTTCTTTGCTGACCACGACATAGCCATAACTTTCCACAAACTTGTTGAGTACTTGTGAGGGATTCTTAGAATGGCCAAACAGGCCGTTCAATTGCCTCTTGAACTCGGACGGACTAAACACAGTCTCGCCTGAGACGCCCTCAGATTGCGCTGGAGCGGTTTTTTCCGTCTGAGGCTTGCGACCACCGCCTTCGGCTCTACCCTGTCCCAGATCGTCTCTGAGCGCCTTCGCGGCGGATCGCACTTGATGTTTGGCCAGCTTGGCGGCGTCCGTGCCGGTCGTGTGAACTTCGGACTCAATCTTCTTACCTTCGACCGTTTTGGTATGTGGAAAACTAACAGGCGCGTCTTTGGCCAGTGCCAGAGTGGCGACATCGCCAAACCAGCTTACAAGATTTGAATTACCGTCGAAATCAGCGCGGTAAATATCGCGCCCCGTGCTCACGATGGCCGGAATGTCGTCATTGGAGTACTTGCCTTTGATGGAGTCCACAAACTGGAGTGCCGCGTTCCTGATGTGGTTCAAAGCGGACTTTTGTTCTTCGACGCCCTTAGAGATCGTGGACGCGATAGAAGTATTGCGGGTGATCTTGAGATTGTTCATTTCAGTTTTCCTCTATTCCCGTGGGAATAAGTAAATAAGTAAACAGGGAAAGCCCCGCTGGTAGGAAACGCCCTACCAGAAAACCATTATCTCATACTGTGAATACTAAGTCAAATCAAGCACTTAGGGCGTTTGTCGTTCGCTCATAAGAAGTTCTGAGTTTATTCCCGTGGGAATAGCGGCAGGTCATGATGATAGTAAGAAAGCGCCGCAAGCCAAGTAGATCGGCAGGCTAAGTATGATAGTAGTTGGTGGCAGGCACAAAAAATCCCGGCCCCGAGAGGGGCCGGGACTGTCGGGAGGTTTGGACTACTTGCTAATCTTCTGCAAGCGATAGCCTAGGCGCTTGAGCGATACGCGCAAACCAGCCAAATCGCGTTCAATCTTCGCGGCCAGTTGCGCTTCAAAGTCCGGGCCATCAGTGATAGGTGCGGCTTTCGCTTCGGCTTCGGCTTTGGTATCTGCTACTGTCGCCGCCGGTTGTCTCGGCTTGCGTCCTCCGCCTGATGCACGCCCGATTCCCAAATCATCTCGAACCGCTTTTGTCGCGGCCCTCATATTATGTTTAGGCAAATCCATAGCTTCGATACCGGTCGTATGCATCTCGGTCTCTTTGCCGTTTTTGTCTTTACCCGTTGGGAATGAAACGGGGGCCGAGCCAGCATAAGCCAGAGTGATTCCATCAGTGAAAATAGATCGGATATTCGCATTACCGCCGAAGTCATCGACGTAAAGAGACCGGACTTCTGCGATCGCTTCGTCGGCTGGCTTGCTCATATCCAATTGACCAGCAGCATTTCGAGCGGCGTCCATAGTTGCGCGGTATAACGATACGCCTGCGATGACAGCCTCTGCCAGCAGATTTACGACGACTGTATCTTTAACGAGCGTGCGAGATGTTTCAGTGTTCATTAGCTTGTCCTTAATTAGTAGGTTTTAATCGAGTCCGCCGCCGGGGTAATTCCCGACGACAGGTACAGATTAGCAAGCTTGGGAATAAAACACTAGCAGTCATGATAGTAGGTACCCCCCTATGGCCCCCACCCCCCACCCCAAAATTGGTTTTATTATCAGTTCCGCACAACCCACACGCCCTTTTTCGTTGTAAATACCCCCATTTATTACAAAACCCCCATATCCCCCAAAATTTTTCACTTGTTTCACAGACCCCCAAAATTTTTCACTTGTTTCACAGACCCACTAAATCTCCAACTTGTTTATCACTGCCCTTGACAAAAATTTTTCTGGGCCTAAACTGTTGTAAATCCCCACCCTCATTAGGCGTTGCAAGTGCCACGACAGTCCAGATATAGACCCGGACACAAGAAGGGTAGGCTGACACTGGTCAGGTTCTTCTATGAAAAGACCACAGGCGGGAACCGCAAGCGCGTTGCCAGAGTCAAGTGTGATTGTGGTGCCGAGTTCGACAAGCAGGCAGCTAGTTTCATACATACCAAGAACCCTGAACTTCAAATGTGCGATTCGTGCAGGGCCAACACGCCTACAAAACAAGTTGCACAGGCGCATTACGAGAGCCAAGATAAATCAACCTCAGTCCATTTAACTGCGAAAGATGTTTCTGATGACGTTCTGAAAGCGTTTATCGAACAACTAGGCCCTCAAGTTGAGCAGTTTCTTGAAAAGCACAGGACTTAACGGTATAACTTCTGCCATGTACAACGCCGTCCAACAAGACACTTTTCTGCAGTCACTGGCATTGGCCGTTGCCAGAAACACGGTAGGGGCCAACCTGCCCTTGACTGATGTGCTGAAACGAGAGGGCGTGTCCCAGCAGGAATACGCCAACATAAGCGCCAATAACACCTACCAGCAGTACCTGACGGCCTACACCAAAGAACTGACTGAGAACGGCTTTAGCTTTTCGGCCAAGGCGCGGGTGCTTGCTGAAGATTTACTGCCGAACTTGTATTACATTGCCCGTGATGTGGACTCGCCTGCGCCCAGCAGGATAAAAGCCATTGAGAATCTGGTCGAGTGGGGTGAGCTAAAACCCAAAGAGAACGCACGGGCGACCATGGGTGCTGGGTTCAGCATCAACATCGTGCTGCCCGACGGGAACTCACAGAGTGCGACCATCTCGGTCACTGAGAACCAAGAACCGCCTGAAGGCACAGATGAAGACGAAGAAGAACTCGCAGACCACGACCCTTCGGTCATTGAACACGGGAGTCTGCAGCAGACCGACCAGCAAGAACCTCAGAAACTTCTTGACCACTCATCCATACTGACCGACTTGTTCGGGCCTGACGAAGCGACTTGGGATGAGTTGGAAGAAGATGGTGCCTACCATGAGTAGTGCAGCCATGCGTGCTCCACCCAGAAATGTGATCAACTACGTGCCGCCTCCGTCGCTGGCTCCGTTCCTTGTGAATGACAGCTTTATCTCACTAATAAGTGGGCCAGTAGGAAGCGGAAAAAGCTCTGCAGCCATGATGAAGATTGCCTACCACGCCAAACGCATGAGGGCGGGGTCGGATGGGATCAGGCGCTCCAGAGCCGTTGTCGTCAGGAATACCAACCAGATGTTGACCGATGCCACCTTGCCTACGTTCTTCACGTGGTTCCCAGAGGGGGTTGCCGGGACGTATGCCCGGACGGACAAGCGGTTCTACATGCGGTTCGACGATGTTGAGTGTGAGGTGCTGTTCCGAGGGTTGGACGATGCCAATGACGTGAGGCGACTGCTGTCCCTTGAAGCATCGTTCGGGGTGCTGGACGAGTACCGTGAGATTCACCCTGACATTTTCAACGCACTACAAGGCCGTGTCGGGCGCTACCCGTCCGTGGCCAATGGTGGGTGTGTCATGGATGACGGGACGCCCAACCACCACATATGGGGAGCTACCAACGCGCCGGATGCAGATACGTTCTGGGAAGAGTACATGACCGACCCGCCCAGTAACGCGTCCATATTCAAACAGCCCAGTGCCTTGTCTGACGAAGCAGACTGGCTTGAGTATCTGGTCGAGGGCTATTACGAGAATCTGGCTGAAGGGAAGACCGACGACTGGATAGATGTCTATATCCACAACAAATTTGGCAGGTCTTTGGCGGGTACGCCTGTGTACGAGCGGGCGTTTAACTACGACTTCCACGTGGCCAAGGAAGAATTAAGCCCCATACCCAGTGGGGAGTATCCCATCATTGTGGGGATCGACTTTGGTCGTACGCCTGCGGCGGTGTTCAAGCAGCGCGACCCACGAGGCAGGGTGATTACGCTGGGTGAACTGACCTCAGAAAACATGGGCATTGAGACGTTTATCACGACGCTGCTCAACCCGTACGTGTCCAAGAAGTTCACTGGTTACAACATTGTCTGTGCGCCTGACCCTGCGGGGTTCTTCAAGCAGCAGTTGAATGAAACGACGTTGGTTGACGCCCTGAGAAGTGCAGGTTACGAGTGCATAAAGCCCCCGACGAACAAGCCTGAGTACCGCATACAGGCGGTTGAGCGGCTGCTGACCAAGCAGATTGATGGCAAGGCCATGTACCTGATCGACCCGTCGTGTCGGATGCTTATCAAGGGATTTCAGCATGGCTACCGCTACAAGAAAAAGCGGGATGGGCAGGTCGAAGCCAAACCTGAAAAGAACGAGTATTCGCACTGTTTCATCGCAGGGACGCCGGTGCTGACGCCTGATGGGGAGGTGCCGATAGAGGCGCTGAAGCCGGGAGATTTCGTAGAGACGCGGTTCGGAGCGAAGAAAGTTCTGGCGACCATGAGCCGCCAGTCCGATGATCTGGTTGAGGTTTCCGCAGGAGGTAGAACAGCCGTATCGACAGCGGATCACCCGTTCATTGTGGATGGTGAGCGGGTTCGGGCTGACCAGCTAGAGTGTGTAGAGGCAATGCCGGTGCTTGGAGACGTATCCAATGTGGTTAGAACCCAAGCTGCGGTGTCAAGAATAGCAAGCGGCCCACAAGTGGTGTACGATCTGACGGTTGACGATGCCCATGAATTTTTCGCTGCTGGGATGCTTGTTTCTAACTGCCACGACGCCAACCAGTACGCAGATGCCGTTATTGACGTACAAGTCAGGGGGTTACAACCTCGCGGCCATAGGCGTAGTATAGTAAATAGCAGATATGTCTACACGTAACCAGAGGGCTTGATATGGCCAAAACGATGGGCGCAGCCCTCATACCCGTAGCGAGTGCCGCTGATCTGGAGCGAGAGTCTCAGCGGAGAAACACAGAATTGCAGGCCAGTCCGGTCATTCAGGGGTTGGCAGGGCATGTCAGGAAACGGTGGGAGGTTGCCAAATCGTCCCGCAGGGACTTGGAAGAGCGGATGCTGCAGTGCGTTCGCCAGCGCAACGGGGAGTACGACCCTGAGATAAAAGCGCAGATTCGCCAGCAGGGCGGGTCGGATATTTTCGTAAGGCTCACCAGTGTTAAATGCCGTGCTGCGACAAGCTGGCTCAGGGACACGCTGCTTGGGTCTGGGTCAGATAAGCCATGGTCGATCGACCGCACACCTGAGCCTGAACTACCGGGAGACTTGTTGGAGCAGTTAAAGCTGGAGCTTCAGCAACAGCTTCAGGCCGCACTTGAGAGCGGGATGCCCATGCCCGACGAGGGCAAACTCCGCGAGATTGCAGAGTCCATGAAGGACGAGGCGTTCCGGGCGTATGCAGAACAGGCAGACCAGCGCGTCGAGCGTATGGAACGCAAAATGGAAGACCAGCTTGCCGAAGGCGGCTGGCAGAAGGCGTTTAACGAATTTCTGGATGATATTGTCACTTTCCCGTTCGCGTGCCTTAAAGGGCCGGTTAAGCGGCGGCGCAAAGTTTTGAAATGGGTTGAGGGTGAGTTGCAGCCCGAGGCTGTCATCCGTAACGAGTGGGAGCGGGTTGACCCGTTCATGATCTACTGGGCGCCGTGGGCGGCTGACATTAACGATGGGTTTATCATCGAACGTCACAAGATGACCCGTGACGAGTTGCAGTCACTGATCGGTGTGCCGGGATACAACGAGGACGCCATACGGGCTGTACTTGACGAATTTTCTTCAGGCTCCATCAGCAACGACTGGCTGTGGATCGACTCAGCTACAGCATATGTTGAGGACAAGAGCGTTTCTGACGCCGTTGGAACACCTGACCTGATTGACGCTATCCAGCTATGGGACAGTGTAGATGGGAAACTTCTTATTGAGTGGGGTTTATCTGAGGAAGAAGTTGAAGACCCGAGCTTGTCGTACCCCTGTGAGGTGTGGTTGATCGGGAACCAAGTGATTCGGGCGGTGTTGAACTACGACCCGATCGGGCGTAAGCCGTACTACATCACCTCGTACGAGTCCAAGCCGGGGTCTGTTGCCGGTAACGGGGTCGCTGATCTGGCGCGGGACTCTCAGGCTATGGTCAACGCTTCTGCACGGGCGCTGGCGAATAATATGGGGATTTCTTCTGGGCCACAAGTTGGTGTGAATGTCAGTCGCCTCCCGCCGGGAGAGGACATTTCTGACCTGCACCCGTGGAAAATCTGGCAGTTCCAGTCCAGTGAGTTTAACGATGGGTCTGCGCCGTTGGAATTTTTCCAGCCGAACTCAAACGCTCGTGAGTTGATGTCTGTGTTTGACCAGTTCTCCAATAGGGCTGATGAAGACACGATGATCCCAAAATACATGACGGGTGGGTCTGCAGGCGGGGCGGGGCGCACGTCGTCTGGGCTGTCGATGATGATTTCCAACGCAGGCAAGGGGATCAAGCAGGTGATCAACAACATCGACAAACACGTCATCGTGCCTGCGATTGAGCGGCTGTATCAGGACAATATCCGCTACAGCGAAGACCCTGCCATTATTGGTGACGTGCAGATCGTCGCTAAGGGCGCGAGTAGCCTAGTGGTCAAGGAGGCCGAAGCGATCCGGCGCAACGAGTTCCTGCAGATGGTGCTGAACAGTCCTATGGCCAGTCAGGTGGTTGGTACAACCGGGGCTGCAGAACTTCTGAGAGACGCCGCCAAGAATCTGAACGTGAACGTGGACAGAATTGTTCCTAACCGTGGACAGATGACCATCGTGGAGCAACAGCAGCAACAGATTGCGCTGCTCCAGCAACAGCTACAGGCGTTGTCCCAGATGGCAGGGAACCCACTACAAGGTGGCACACCGCCGGAAGGATCACCCGTAGCCCCACCACCGCCGAATCCAACCCAGACACAACCCGATGGGGCGCCTGTCGGCGGCATGGATGGCAATTACATGCGGAACGTAGCCACAGGGGGCAACGGATAATGCGGCGCGATGGGAGCGCAGGGGCGAAGCAAGAGGGAGTTGCTTGGGGGATTCACTCCCATCGCGCCGCAAAAACAGTGTATCAGCTTATTTGAGTCTGTAAAACTAGAAGTTGACTATGGTTACAGAAACTACGTACACTATTGGTAATTAACCATGAACTTGTTTTTAGGACATAAGCCAAACAGGCAACATGTGAACGCACTGAACAAGTGTCGTCACGACGACAACAAGTTGAAGGAGCTTTTTGAGTTGGTACTTGAGCAGACAAAACAGGCGTTGGTCGAGGCAAGCGAGCCGTCTCACATCTATCGCCTGCAAGGACGTGCGAAGGTACTACAAGATTTCCTCACTGCTGTTGAAAAAGCAGATGAGGTTTTGGAGTGAGTCGAGTGGCTCACATTTACTTCCGGCAAACCATTATGCGAAATGCAGACCAAGTGGAGCACGTAGCAGAGTTGGAGCTTTAGGAGAAAACGATGGCAATTCCGAGACAGGTACAAAAGCAGTTAGACGAAGCTGAAGCTTTGGAGCGGCAGATTTTTGGTGAAGCAAAGAACCAAGAAAGTTCTGACCCAGAAAAGCCCGTAGCCGAGGTTGTTGAACTGCAGGGCGAGCAGTCTGCTGACGAGAGTCAGGATGACGAAACCCCTGTTGCTGAAGAAGAATCTACTGACGAGCGACCTGACGAGTCTGAGGAAGAAGAAACTCAGGCGAAAGAGGAAAAGCCGACAAGATCGGATGACGATCCTGCCTATTGGAAGCAGAAGTACAAGACCCTTCAGGGTATGTACGACGCCGACGTTCCTAGGCTGAACGCGCAGCTTAAAGACCTGACGAAAGAACTGAACGAGTTTAAGTCTCAGGTCAATACGGCTAAAGCGGAAGCTGAAAAGGCGAAGGCCCAAGCAGAGCATGAGCGTCTGAAGAACCTTGTAACTGATGAAGATCGCCAAGAATTTGGTGAAGACCTCATCGAAGTTCAGCGCAAAGTTGCACGAGAGGAACTTGCTGACCTTGTTCAACAGATCGAAGACCTGAAAAACCGGAACCAGACGCTTGAAGACAGGCTGACGCAGACGGGTAATCAGGTAGCGACTTCTAGTTTTGAGCAACAACTGGAGCGGAGAATCCCCGGATTTTCCAAGTTGAACGCTGATCCAGAGTGGATTGCATGGTTGAATGAAGTTGACCCCATGCTTCGTGCTCCACGGATGTCCGCAGCACAGAGAGCCTACTCAGAAGGCGACGTTGAAGGCGTCGCGCACTATGTGAACCTGTTCCAGCAAATGCAGGGGCAGCAGGCAGAACCGAAGAAGAAGTCGTCGCCAGAACTTGAAAATCAGATTCAGCCGTCGCGTAGCGCGTCTACGTCACAGGCATCTCCGACACCTAAAGGCAAGGTCTACACGACTGCCGACATCCAGAAGATGTTTAAGAAGGTGACGGAGTTGGGTGTGGCTGGGCGCGTTGACGAGGCTCGTAAACTTGAAGCTGAAATTGATGCGGCTTATACGCAAGGACGCGTAGCCGCCTAACCCAACTCT